AGAGGAAATCGCAAAAGCTGCAATCAAAGACGTGATCGCAGAAGCGAAGGCGAAAAAGGGCAGCGACAAAGACGCTGAACGCATGGAAGGCAGAGAGGCACGCAAGGCGGCGCGGCTGGGCGCACGCTTTGACCGAGGGGAGAGCATTGGAAAGGGTGCCGAGGAATGGTTAAACGCTTTCAGGGAACGCGAGAAGGCACGCGGCGGGATTGCCGGTCTGAAAGAGGGCATCGACACCGCGCAAAAGAACCTTGACGCATTGCAGGATCAAGGTAAAACGCTAACAAAAATAGAAGTCTTGTTAGCTGGTAACCTGGCAAAGATCGACCAGAAAATCAGACTAGGATAAAGGGGGAACGATGAAACGAGCATTGATGATGGCAATCGGCGCGGCTTGCGCTTGCGCGGTCGAAGCGGCGAATGAGTTTACCGGCACGCTGATTAGTAGGCCCGCTGAATGGAAGTATACCAAGACCAGCGGGTCAAGCACGCTCTCACAGGGGTTCGGTGACTTCGTGTTTTGGCGGCACACGAACGGGACAAACGCCTATCAGATGACGACGGTTGCGGTTGACACGGCGGCACTAACGAACACGCAACAGCGGACGGTTAGTATCGGCGCAATCGTTGACGGGTTCGGAGATGTGCGGTCGTTTGCGGTGGTTCGGTTTCTGGCATTGCAGGCCGCATCAAACAACGTCGGCAACGTGAAACTTGGCGGCGCGGCTGTTGACCCGTTCGGCGCATGGACGGTTGACGGCACAAACGGCGTAACGGTGGCACCGGGCGGCATGATGATGATCGTTGCACCGCAGGCCGGGTACACGGTCGGGACTGGAACAAACATCATGATCGAGGCCACAGGCGGCGCAGCAACGTACTATCTCTACATCGGCGGCAACGAGTAACGGAGGGGCAATGGCTCTCAACGCTACCATAACCTCATCCAACTATGATTACACGGTCACGCAAACAGATCCGTCACGCGTGCCGCGTTATCGCTACGTAGACGGCTCATGGGTGCTGGCCGGGCACGTTGTAACAAACACATCGCGCCAGCGCACGCTTTGGACGGCAGCGACAAAGGCGGCGATTGATGCGTATATATCGACGTACATCGCACCAAGTGGCGCTGAAGCGTCAATCAACCCGACCGTGCAAAACCTGATTGTCGGGTCTTGGCAGCTCGAAATCGTTGTTGCTACAAAGACGGTCACATGGGAGGCCGCAACGTGAGATTCTTTGCAAACCAATTACAGGCCGGGCAAACGGTAAACGCCGAAGGGTTTGCCAAGGGTTTGCAAGCGTTGGCTGATGCGGTCGAATTGATGGAGGGTGACGGTTGCTATATTACATGGTCGGCACTGAATATCCCGACGATCCATGTTGACCTTTCGTCGTCATCAAGCGGCATGGATGCGCTCTTCGCCGCGCTATCAACGCTCTATTCCCCCTCGCACGTATTAGGCCGGAAGCCGGTTGATGAAAACGATTTGACGAAGGGCTATGAATACGGTTGGGTTGAGACGGTGACGCACGCATCGCAGCACCCGGAGGCGGAATGAGTGACGCGGGCAAAGTGTTGATTGGCACGGACGGAAATCCGCTGTTGAGTGCGGACGGAAAGATTGTTCTTGCGGATAATCTGTATCCAAAAACTGCGATACCAGCCGGCTGGGTGCTTAATGTATCGGGCTTGTCGTATTTCAATCACGTGGACAATGCCCTTGCATGGGACAGGTCTGATAGCGCAAATGGGACATACCCTGATTTCCAGGCGTCTCTCGGTGCACAATCTTGGAGTGGTTCGTCGGCGTCAGATGACTCGCCGGTTGGGTTTTTGGGATTAAGTATTCAGGAAAACGGTGCGACGTTTGATAGGTTTTTTGATACGCAACTCATTAAGCTTCCGATCACAGGATGGGACACGACGCTTGAATGGACCCGCGTCAACAAGTTGAAACTCAATTTTGAAGTTTGGCCTGCCTTTTATAACGATGACTGGTCGGCTTACGATATAAACTTTAAAGCGTACATGGGGCAAGGATCGACCATTACTGAGCCGTCTGGTTCAAATGAGCCGTGGACTGGCGATGGGTGGGCGTTGATTGGTGAAGGGTCAACATCAAACCCGAACGCGGCTATATTCACCGGAAGCGTAGACTTGACAATGCGTGATGATGGAGGCAATCTATACTTTGCGCTTTGGGCTGATAATCCAGCCAGTCCGAACGTAGTAAGACAAGACTCCATACTTTATATCACATCAATCAGCGTCATTTACAACCTCGCCACTTAACGAAGGGACACGCAATGAGAAAACTGACCGCAATCGCAATCGCCACACTGACAGCCTGGACGCTGTACGCCGCACCCGCAGACGACCGCAACTGGGCAACCCGCGTCAAGTGCGAGCTTCAGACGGCGGGCGGTGAGTCGCTCCAGACGCTGACATGGCAGCAAGGCACGACGCCGCTGCTATCGTTTGACCAGTACCGGCAGGGCAAGGAACTGTCGGTCACGAACGCGGCAAACACGAACGTGACCGCTATCCTGTTTATCGGCGCGTCGGCAACGAACTCCAGTTACGTGATAGTGACCAATTACGCGGTTGTCAATAACGGCTTCCTCTTCAAGGTGCCGACCGTTGGCACGAACACGCAAGGGAACGCGGCGGGCTGGTGGTACGCGGTCTATTTTGAGCAAGCCGGGTCTCGCTACTGGACGGGAAACGGGCGGCTTGACATCATCAAAACCACGAGCACGGCTGACGGGCTGGCGTGGAGCGCGATTGTGCCGCCTGTCGTTATTACGGCAATCGACGCCACGAACGCCGCGCAATCGGTCGTCGGCGCGTCTGGGGCAGTCTGGCGGGTTGAATGGCTCGCCGGAGACACCAACGAAGCCGCGCTCCGTGCAGCCGGCGACGTGGCGGGCAGCAACTACACCGACGCCGTTTCCGCTGGTAAGATCTCTACCAACGACGCCGCCTACCTCGCGGCCTGCACCAACTCGGCATACTACGCCGGGCTGACGACATACGTTTCCAACCGCGTGACGTACATCGGCACAAACGCCTTTACTGGCGGAGGCGGCACGGCGCAGACGAACGTCGCGCACAACTCCCTGCTTGGCATCCTCGGCGCTGGCACGCTGCACGTTTCGGACATCCAGACGAACCTGATTGCCGGTGCGTTGCAAGGCAGTAACGCGGTAACGATTTGGGGCGCGGACGGATTTAAAGCCGGATATGGCAGCAACATCGCGGCGGCGGTCAGTGCGTCTGTGGCAGGAGATGTTATTGCAATTGGACCAGGCATTTTCTCTTCGGGCACTGCGGCTTTGCGGATGAACCCAAATACTACGCTTGTCGGCTCTGGCGCGTTGACGACACGCATCCTCGCGCCCGTAACATTTACAGGGACCGGAATCGTGCAACCAACCAATAATTGTCGGATTGAAAATCTCTCTATAGAAGCAGATGTGAGTCATGTCGTGGCAGGGGAATATGTGATGGCAATACACATAATCACAGGGTCAACCAATGTTTATATTCGAAACTGTAATTTAGTCGGAGCCGCTGACGGAGTCTACATGTACTCGGCACAAGGGGTAAAAATTGAGAATTGCAAAATATGGTCAGCCTTTGATGGCATACTAATTTCTTCGGGCAGTGTGTATGATGTTGTAAATTGTGAAATAATAGTAGACGCTACATTATGGCCTGGGGGGGCAGGTAGTATAGCGAATGGAGTAGTTGTAGTCGGTAGCACGGGCACGGTATCGTTTTGCACAATCACGGTATCGGGATCAAGCGTGGAAAATTACGCCGTTTCATCCGCCGGCAGTGTAACTCTAAATATGTGTGTATTGTCTAGTTCTGGTTCAGGAACCGTTGCAGATATATATGTAATAAATGGGGTAACAACAGAATACGGTTGTAAATATACGACACAGATAGGCGCAGTCACACACGGCATATTGCGAGGCGACGGGTCAACAATCACGGTCGGCGGCACGAACCTGCAAACCCTGCTCGACGGCAAGCTGAACACGAATGGCATGACTGACGCGATCCACGGCGCACGCGGCGGGCTTAACCTGCACAACCTCGCAGATGCGAACGGCGCGGGGTTCTATTCGGCGGATCACTACAAGGCGGTAGAAAGCATGAAAGGCCGGACGAACGTATGGAATAGCGCGGCGGCGGGCGGCGTGACAAACGTCATTCTCTCCACGCCCATCTCCACACTATCCACCGGCGCGGTCGTGACGGTCACGCCGTCGCAATCCAAGCGCATCTATCAGGTGTCAGCCTCATCTCCGATCACGCTGACCAACGACCTGACGCAACTCGCCGCGAACTGCACAACGAACTACGAATGGGAAACGTGGATCAATTACACCGACACCAACGCCCTCTCGACCGTTTGGGATAGCCGCATCGCGTGGCAGCAGCAGACGCCTGATCTGACGGTTACTGGACTCTACAAGTTTGCGTTCTCGACGGCGTGCGGCACAAACATCGCTGGACGTCAGTCATATCCGACAGTGTACAAGACTCAAAAAATACCGGTCGGCTACGCAGTGGGAACCTCTTCTGGGACATATCTTGTGATGAACCGGATCAACTACACATTGCCCGCGCTGACAAACTCGATTTCGGTTATCGCCCCCGATGTTTATCCGAGAATCATAAGCACAACCTTATATGGCGGGATCGGTACAAATAGCGTTTTGCTGTCTATCGCACGCGGCAATTTCTACACGGCAAGCGCCACACCGATTAACACGACAAAAGAGTTCATCGAAATCAACACAACCACCACGGTCAAGTCTTTTTACCAACCGGCGCAGACTAGTAGAAACGATTTCGACTATTTTGTGGTTGCGCATAAATACGTCACCGGGGCAATCAATATCCCGTATGTCGATACACGGCCAGCCAACGAACTCGAAACCGCCGCCTATAACGCAGGCTGGAGGCCGTAACCATGCACCGAAACGCGGAAAGGATCAACTGATATGGGAATCAATGAGGAGCTTTTAGGCCAGTACGCCTTATCTGCGTCCAAACTGTTTAGGGGTGAGTCACTCGACCCGCTTACGCTTAACCAGTTTCACGGCGCGACTGGCCTGCTACTGTTGGAGGTCAACAAGCGGTGTCTAGGCCGATGTGAAACAGGGTCACTGAAAGACGCCGTTGTCAGAAACTTCCGCATGATCGTTGTTTGCGCGTCCATCGTGTCAGGCGTGATTGGTGTTTTTGCCACAGGCAAACTGCCAAAATTGAGCAGCTTGCTCAATGGTAGCGAAACAGTGGTCAAGGCGATGGTCAATGCGGACTGAACGGGGGTGCGAAATGACCGCTGTAATCAGGTTTCTGGAATGGCTGTCCCGCGTGGGGCGGGCAATGGAGGCATGGGCGGACGGAGAATCGAAAACAACAGGAGGCGTGGAATGAGTGCACAGTATGCAGCGTTGGGTGTTCAAGTGGCGGCGGCAATTCTGAAATGGTGGAGTGAACGCAAGGCCGCAAAAGCGAAAGCGAAAGCGGAGAAAGAGAAAGCGGCGGTGAAGCCGTGAGCGCGTCCGCAAAGTTCAAGCCGCACTTTACCGGCACCTATCAACTGGTTCCAGCTGGTAGCATGATGCGGCGGCGGCTTCTGTTCAAAGAGCCGGTCGCGCTATATGACTTCCAGAATGACTCGGTTGCGCCGCTGACCTTCTGGCGTGACATTGATTCGTTCATCCGCCCGTTTCGGCATTTCGACAAGTGCGACTTCGGATCGGTTCCGACTTTGCTGCAATCGCTGGTCAGCCCGACATGCGCGGCGCGTGCGTTTATCATCCACGATGCGGCGTATGAGTTTCATAGCTGGTGGACCGAGGATGGGCTTGTAGAGTGTTCGCAGCGTGAGGCGGATGATATGCTCTACCACATGATGCGGGCTGAGGGTTGCAGCGTATGGCTCGCGTCGAAAGCGTGGGCTGGCGTCCGGGCTGGCGGCTGGACGTGCTGGCGCAAACCGATGGCGACAATCGAAAACGCCCGCCGTCTGGAGCGTGCATCAATGCCCGGCTTTGAGGATCAACCGGCGGACTAACCCACCGCCGTTCCCCGGCCCGCCGTGCGCGTCACCTTTCCGCGTGCGGCGGGCCTTCTTTTTTTCCGCTTTCCCCGCTTGCGAATCAGTCCGCACTTTGTAACCCGCTAAAAATCAGACACTTGCGAGCCGAATAAAATAATATAAAAATAAATAAAAATAACTGTTGACAGCGAAACGGTCTTATGAGATACTGCTCTCAATCAAGGGGCGATAGGCGCCCGGAGATGAAAGGGAGAAACGACATGAAAAACAGATACAAGGTTGAAACAAGAGGAAACAGCTATGTTGTGGTCTGCACTGATACGTTATCAATTGTCAGGTGGTTCAATTCAAACAGGCAAGCACCAGAACAGCGTCATGCTGCTGTTTGTTTTGCGAATGAGTTGAACAGTAAGCAGTAACCAACCCGCGCCGGACGGCCACGGCGCACGAAAGGCGAAACAGATGAAAGAGGCGACAGAGTTTTACGAGGCGCAGCAGCTTTCGTGCGGAGATGACGGTATACCCGTGCTGACAGCAGACGGAAATCAGAAATGGTTTCGGCTCGGCGGTCGCACTCTTGAAGGTGCTCGCGGTGCGATTGCCTTATCCCGTCATGCTCGCGGCATTTCCGAACGGTTCATCGGCAATGGCGACTCGGTGGCAATTTTTCGCATCCGGCACTTTGTCGGCACGGTTGAAACAGTGGAGTAACAACAACAGCCGGTCAACCGGCAGAAAGGCAAGCATGAAGCAGGAGAAATACACGGGCAGCAAGACGGCACACCGCATTTTCACGCTGGCAATCCCGGCGGATGTTTGGCAGGTGGCGGAAGAAGAGTCACGGCGGGATAACAACCGGCCCCTTGGCCCGACGCTGGTCAAGATGCTCCAGCGGGCGATTGCACGGCGGAAGGCGGTGGCGCAATGAGTATCACAATCTCGCAACTGTGGGGGTTGGCATTCATGGCGTTTGCGGTCGGGCTGCTGGTCTGCGGAATCGTGCTCGACATCCGCATTGCGGCAAGCAGGGAGAAGCGGGAACGGCAAGCGGCGGCACGGTCGGGCGCGATCCTGACCGGGAAAGGCGGTGGAAAGTGAGTGAGATAAAACCGAAAAGCGATTGGGTTACAAAAGACAAGTGGATCATTCGCTGCATGGCCGCAGAAAACACCGTGCGGGCGCAGGACATCGAACTGAACACGCAACGGCAAGCACTGGCGAAAGCCGAATTGGACGCCCGTTGGCTGCAAGACGAGGTTGACCGGCTGCGGAAGGTTGCACGCGGTTGGGGCATCGCATGGGCGGTCGCGGTGACTTGCCTTGCGGTGATAGCCGCCGCACGGTTGATCGGAGGTGCGCAGTGATTATGTCAAACTCAATCTTTCGGGCGTTCCTGCAATGCCCGGCGCGTGCGCTGGCGATGCACAAGGGGCGCATACTCGGCACGGATGACGCGCCGGAATGGACAGAGCCGACAAGCCGCGCTATGGCGTGCGGCACGCTGTTTGACCGAATGGTTTTGTCCGGTTACGTGCCGGGTGACAAGCCTGACATGGCGGCGCTGTCTGCGGCCTGTGCGTCAACCTATGGCAACGGGGACAGCGCAATCGAACACCTGACCACGAAAAAAGGCGAGTGGAATAGTTACGCGCAAGTAACAATCAAGGCGGCGCAAAAGCTGCTTGCCGACCCGGTTGCGGCGGCGATGATTGCCAGAGGCGAGAAGCACGTTGCCGTCAATACCGAACTGTCTCCGCTCTGGACGTGGCGCGGTGAGATTGACCTGCTTACATCGATCAACGGCAAGCGCACGGTGGTTGACATCAAACACCCCGGCAGCACTGAAGACGGCTGGCTCGTCTGCGGCGGGAAAAACGTCAAAGCGCCGTGGTATGACACCTGGGGCTACTGGTTCCAGCTTGCCGGATATCAGTACGCCGTAGAGTCAAAGGACGGTACGCAGGCACTCGGCTTGACCGGCGCGGGCATCCTTTACGCAACGAATAGCGACCCGTCAGCGGTTGGCTACGTGGCGCTTGCCGACAACGTGGAGCGGTGGCTGACGGTGCTGTTTGGCGGCGTCTTTACCAGCGGCGGCGGGATGCTTGACAAAATCGCCGCAATCGTGACGGGCGCGGTGCCTGCTCCGTCATGCGGCAAGTGTGACTTTTGCGCAAGTAAGTCGCTTGTGCAGATACCGGATAGCGAGCCCGCGCTTCCGGTTGTCGGGGATGAATACGGGTTGACAGAAGGGGTGACGATATGAGTGAAGAGACGAAACACGATGAAGGGTATGCGGTGACGCGCCGCGCCGGTGACGCCGTGGCAATCACGCCGCAGGGTGGCATCGGATTCAAGACGCTTGCCGACATGCTGGACTTCGGCAACGTGGTATCAAAATCCGGTTTTGCGCCGAAAGGCATGGAGAAACCGGAATCAATCGCAATCGCCGTACAGCACGGTTTGGAGCTTGGTCTTGCGCCGATGCAAGCACTCCAGTCCATTGCCGTAATCAACGGGCGGCCCGGCATCTATGGCGACGTGGCGCTTGCGCTTGTCCGGTCAAGCGGCAAGTGTGAGGCGTACACGCAGGAAATGGTCAAGGGCAAGGGCGAGGATGACAGCGGGGCGCGTGTCACATCAAAGCGCATCGGTGCGGCAGAGGCAATCGTGACGACATTCACGGTGGCGGATGCAAAGCGGGCCGGTTTGTGGGGCAAGGCTGGCCCCTGGACGCAATACCCGGCGCGTATGCTGGTCTGGCGTGCAAGGGGGTTCAATCTGCGGGACAACTTCGGTGACGTTTTGCGCGGGCTGAAAACCGTCGAGGAGTTACAGGATATACCGGCAGACGGTGATCCGATCAACAAGGCGCGTCCGGTGCGCGGTAAGGCATCGTCCCCGCTTGCCGCCGTGGTAGTACCAACCGACACCGCAAACGCGCATGACGGGGCGGAAACGGCGCAGCAACCGGCAACGGATGACTTGTCAGACTTGCCACTGTGACAACACGAAAGCGCCGGACGGCCACGGCGCATTAAGGACAAGCAATGAGTGACCAAATGACAATCACATTCGAGGGGCTTTGCGTCGGCGCGAAAACGCTGACCAGTGCCAAAACTGGCAAGGAATACAGCATCCTGACTTTCGAGCGGCAGGAAAAGTACAAGGACGTTGTGACCGTGCAGCAATTCGAGGCGACGGCGTCGGTGTTAGTGCGAGCCGTGGCGCACATCGGCGACGTGGTAAACGTGACGCTGCGGGTCGGGGCGCGGATGGGCAAAGATCGCTACTGGCCCAATTTCACGGTTGTCAGCGCGACGAAACTGGCATCGTTGCCGGGCGCGGTTACGACCGACCCGACAGGCGCGGCGCCGGACGGGCAGGCGGAAAGCACAGACCTCCCATTTTGATCGATAAACACACCCCCGCCCGTGGGGTCAAACGCGGGCAGAGAGGACGATATGAGTCTGAAAGATTACGCGGTCAACCGGGACAAGTTTGAACGGTCAGGGAATGGTTCGGGAAGTCTGACGCTGGACTTTCCTTGCTGCGTTTGTTTTCACCGATTCCGCAAGGACACCGAAGAGCCTTGCCGGACGTGCGATCACAACGTCAACGCCGTGAAGGACGCGCCGCCCGTCCAGTCCGACCAGCACGCGGACGAAGACCCGCACGAGAAGGACGAAATCCGCGCTGGCATTCCGCCGTTTCAGGTGAACGCGGAACGGTAACGAAAGGGGTGATGAAGTGAGCCAAGATCCAAATAGCGCGTCGTATTGCGATGATACGACAATCGAGGATGATCGCAAGGCGTGTGCGGAACGTGAGCAGCTGGAGCGCGAGCTTGCGGCCATGACCGCCGAACGGGACGCGCTTGTCCAGACGTGCGGCGAACTTTGCCCGCATTGCGGGTGGCGCGGATTGCGCGGAGATCCAGAGCAATGCGCGTTTTGCCAGAACGCGAAACTGTCCGCAGACCTGCACAACATGACCGCCCGCGCCGAGCTTGCCGAGCGGCAGGTGGAGGTGCTGTGCAAACAGATCGGAGAGACAGGCTGGTGCCCAACAGAACAAACGTGTCAAAGTGGAAAGACAGGATGCTCCGGCTGCTGGGCCGCATGGTCACGCGCCGAAGCGAAGAAAGGGGGCTGATTATGGATGCGACAGAGACACCGAGAACGGACGCCGTTTGGCGCAACAAGTCATTCGGATTCTATGAAATGCGAGACATCGCAAACACACTGGAGCGCGAGCTTGCGGCCATGACCGCCGAGCGTGACGCGCTTGTCCAGACGTGCGGAGAACTTTGCCCGCGTTGCGGGTGGCGCGGATTGCGCGGCGATCCAGAGCAATGCGCGTTTTGCCAGAACGCGAAACTGTCCGCAGACCTGTACAATATGACCGCCCGTGCGGAGCTGGCCGAGCGGCAGGTGGCGGTGTTGTGCAAGCGGATTGCAGAATTGATGTACCAAAACGAGTGCCCGACCGGGGAAGACTGCGAAAAATACAAGGATTGTTCCGGCTGCTGGGCCGCATGGTCACGCGCCGAAGCGGAGAAAGGGGGCAAGGGATGAAAACAATTCTCACAATCGACCCCGGCGCGTCCGGTGGGCTGATTCTGCGGAACAGTGACGGCGGAGTTACGGCGTGCAAAATGCCGCCTACCGAGGGTGATGTTGTCGCCTTCATACAGGGCGCGTCAACCGCACCGGGCGCACGCGTGGCATACGTGGAGCACGTCGGCGGCTTCACTGGCGACGGGCAGCCGGGAAGCGCCATGTTCAAGTTCGGGCGCGGCGTCGGGATCACAATCGGCGCGTTAATGGCGTTCGGCTGGCGGTTGATCGAAGTCACGCCGCAGAAGTGGCAGCAGTACATCGGACTCGGCACGCGGGGCGGCATGTCAAAAACCGAGTGGAAGAACAAGCTGAAATCGGAAGCGCAACGGCGGTTTCCAGACCAGACGGTCACGCTGTCAACCGCAGACGCGCTTTTGATGATGGATTACGCGATCAATCAGGAGGCCCGCAATGACCGCTAAACCGTTTCGGCCGGCCGTCCGTGGCATCATGCGGGCGGCAATCATTACGGGCGGCACCCATTCGAGGGTTTGCCGGTTCGTCGAGTTCGACACGCGCAAGGGCCGCTATGCCGTCTACCGTGCGATTGGCGGGCGGTTGGGGCGGCGGCTGGTACTTGCGCAGGGGTCACAGGCTGACGCGTTGCTACACGGTTGCGCGGAGGGCTGGTGTCTGAATATGCCTGGCGTGTGGAAGAAAGGGGTGGCGAAGTGAAACATGACTTACTATGGTTCGAGGAATACGCGGGAAACGTCGATGTGTTAAAGCCGCTGACGCCGCAAGAGTGGAAAGAATTGGCCGCGCTGCTGCATGAGGTAAACAACGTGCAAGGCCAGGCGGCGAAACAGGCGGAGCAGGGAAAGGGGGCGGGATGACCACAATACTCACAGGCGATTGCCTTTCCGTCATGCCGACACTCATGGCGAACAGCGTGGACAGCATCGTGTCAGACCCGCCTTATGGCCTGTCCTTCATGGGCAAGGACTGGGATCACGGCGTTCCCGGTGAACACTTCTGGCGCGAGGCGTTGCGCGTTGCCAAGCCTGGGGCGCACCTTCTCGCCTTCGGCGGCACACGGACGTTTCACCGCCTGGCCGTGGCGATTGAAGACGCGGGATGGGAGATCCGCGACACGATCATGTGGGTGTATGGCAGCGGGTTTCCAAAGTCGCTGGACGTGAGCAAGGCGATTGACAAGGCGGCGGGGGCGGTAAGGGAAGTTATCGGTACTCGTACATCGGCCTATGGAACGGAAACAGCGTCGGGCGAGCGCACGTCCCGCGATGATGGAGGGGCTGGTTTATGGTGTGGTGGTGATGCAAAGCAGGTTTCTTTGACCGGAGCCCCCGCGACCGACGCCGCCCGCCAGTGGCAAGGCTGGGGCACCGCCCTCAAACCCGCATGGGAGCCGATCATCGTCGCACGCAAGCCTCTGGATGGCACGGTCGCGGCAAATGTGCTCAAGTGGGGGACGGGGGCAATCAACGTTGACGGGTGCAGGGTGGAGGCTGAACCGTGGACGCGCAAGGGTTTTCGAGACGACATGCGAGGCGGAAACTTCGCAAGCGGGAGCGGAAAGAAGATTCTGATAGGAAGCGGTGTGGCCGAATCGAATCCACTTGGCCGCTGGCCGGCCAACCTGCTCCACGACGGCAGCCAGATGGTGCTGGAGTTGTTTCCGGTTACAACGAGCGGCAAACCATGCGGCAAGCGAAACGTGGCCGGGTTTGCCACAGCAACCGAACGCGGCACGGACCTGACTGGCTTTGGCGACTCCGGTTCCGCCGCCCGCTTCTTCTACTGCGCAAAGGCGAGCAAAGCCGACAGGGACGAGGGGTGCGAGGGGCTGGCCTACGTCCTTAATGATGACTGCCCGCAAGAGGCAAAAAAAGAAATTGAAACCCTGTTGACATCAATGCGCTAATGCGGTACTATTAGACTATGAGAGGCACAGAAGGCTATAAGGTCAGGACGATCACCTGCGCGAAATGCGGCAAGGTGGACACGCGCCGCCGACCTTCGGGGCGCAAGTATTGCTCTCTGGAATGCTACAGGGCGTCACCAAAGCCGGAGCGCAAGACAGGGAAGCATTGCAAGTGCGGAAAGTGCGGCAATCCGATCTATGTGAGGCGGTGTCAGGTCAGAGGCGTGAACTACTGCTCGGTAGCTTGTCTAAACGCGGCGCAGTCTCGCAAAGTAGAATACGTTTGCCGAGTGTGCGGGAAGGCGTTTGCGCTGAGTCCAAGTCTTGCGAGGGGCAAGTATTGCAGCATCGCGTGTCGCAACAACTGCCAAGAGTGGAAGCGCAACTCCGTCATTGCAGCCAACCTTGCACAACAGAACGCAAAAGGCCCTACATCGTTAGAGCTGGCCGGGTGCGCATTGCTAGACCTGCTTGGCGTGGAGTATGAAACGCAAGTCCTGATTTGCGAGAAGTTCGTCGTTGATGTTTTGATCCCGGAGAGGCGGCTGGTCATTCAGTGGGATGGCGACTACTGGCACGGATACGGCGGGGCCACAGATGACCGGCAGCGCAAGCGGCAACGCCTCGACAAGTCGCAAGACTCCTACATGCGCAAAGCCGGATACACCGTCCTGCGGTTTTGGGAACACGAAGTCCACAAGGAAAGCGAGAGAGTCGTTGAGAATATCAAAGCGTCAATTTGAAATGCTGCCCGCGGAATTACGGCGGCACTTTCGGAAGGAGGATGGGGTGTGCGACCGCAACGCGCACCCCACCTAGGGCCGTCAAGCCAACCTCCCTCATGCGCTACTTGTGCCGTCTCGTCACGCCGCCCGGTGGCACAGTCCTTGATCCTTTTATGGGTAGCGGGTCAACAGGCAAGGCGGCGGTGCTGGAAGGCTTCTCGTTCGTCGGTATAGAGATGCAACCGGAATACGTTGAGATTGCGCGGTGCAGGATCAACGCGGCAGCCGACCGCACGCCCGAACCCGCGCCCGCAATCCGTCAGGCCGATATGGAAATCGCGCTTGACACCGCACGCCCGTCTGTAGTATAAAAGGCGCGTCGCCAGGATTGGCGGCACCATCAAAGGAGTAAAGCGATGAACAGAGAAGACGCGATTAAAGAGATCGGACGGCTGCGCAACAGACACGTTGCAAAGCTCCTTTCCTATCTCGGCGAGTCTCCACCGTTTCTGGAGACTGCAATCAAAAAAGGCTTTTCCATGTTCGCAGAGGACGTGGAAGCCAATATCATCAACAGCGATAACGGAGTAAACAGCGATGGAAACGGCAACAGGTAAATCAGGCTTTCTGCTTTATCACGACCAACGAGCGTTTTTCTGCCTGTTGAATGACGCAGAGGCAAAGGCTCTCATTCTGGCCGTGTTCGACTACGAAACCATGCGGACGGAGCCGGGGCCAATATCACCCGCCGCTGACATGGCTTTCGTGGCGATCCGTCAAACCCTTGACCGCAACCGCGTAAAACATGACGCTATTGTGGAGCGGCGGCGTGAATATGGAAGGTTGGGAGGGTTAGCAAAAGCTAGCTTAAGCCAGCAAGAGCTAGCAAAGCCTAGCAAAGCTAGCTATACGGATACGGTAACGGATAGTGTAACGGTAACGGATACGGTAAAGGCTAAAGAGAAGAAGAACGCCTACGGCGAGTTGCGTTCTGTTTTGCTTACCAACGAAGAACACAAGAGCCTGCTGGAAAAACACGGCGCTGACAAGCTCGCCCGTGGCATTGAGATTCTGGACGGGTATATTGCCAGTAAGAACAAGAAATACGCAAGCCATTACGCCGTCATGAAGGCGGATAGTTGGGTTTGGGCTAGACTTGAAGAAGCAAACGCTAAGCGGTCAAGCGTAAAAGGCCCACGGAACGCCGAACACGCATCAACAATCTGGATTGACCAATCAGAAAACCGCCGCAAGGTAGACTTCTAGGAGGCACACATGGAAACCGAATACACGCCGAAACCGATGGACTGGTCAAAAATAATTCAGCAGGCCGGGGAGATCGCCGGGGCTGTCAACCGGATTAAAGAGCCGGTTGTCAGTGACGAAGACGTGGCCAAAGCTATTGCCGAAATCGCCAAGGACGGCTATATCCCGAACACACAGACACCGGATATCTTGCGGGCATACTTGCAGGGTTATGGCGTCATGCTATCCGGCCCGGCTGGCACTGGCAAGACGTTTCTGATGCGCTGCATGATCGGCAACGGGCGCATACAGCACGCGCAACGGGACATTGCAGACTGGGGGCTTGACCAGATACACGATTGGTTTGACTGGCGAGACGGAAAAGAGGTCTGCATTGATGACTTGGGGGCCGAGCGTCCGTCGATCAAATACGGTGACCGGGACGAAATTATGAGGCTGGTTATTGAACGGCGGGTGAGAGAGCGGAAGGGTAGGACGCACGTAACGACGAACCTGACCGGGGAGCAGATACGCGAGCGGTATGGTGATCGGATACTTGACCGGCTTATGGGTATGTGCAAGGTGTTCAAGATGGTCGGGCAATCACGGCGGGAAGCGAGGCCGGTATGACGGCGGGCAATCCAAGCGCACGACCGCCCGCAGGTTCGGAGGCGGCGATGAATGACCAAGCGGGCGGCAAGCCGGTTCAGGACGGAGTGAAAATAGGTGTTGACAAGAGACCGCTCGTATGATACAACGCGCAACAAGGAGAATCAGACCGATGAAAACGCAGCAGATCGAACGTGACCGAGACAGGCGGGAAGCCGAAAGGACAGACCCGCCGAAATGCCGCGCAGCCCGTAGCGATAAAGCGGATTGTTCGACGTGCCGGTGGTGGGACTCGTCGCCATTCGATGAACGATTCCTCGGCTTGTGCCGTCGCAATCCTCCGTCCGTCAAGACGCTCTGGGATGACGACAGCGAGGAACGCGATTCGTGGCCGATGACAGAGCCGGTTGAATGGTGTGGTGAACATACACCCAACAAGAAAAACGGAGGCCGATAGATGAATGACCGACCGAAAAACCCGCACGCCGTTGCACTCGGACAGCGCAACAAGGGCAAGAAGAAGCGCATCACGCCGGAGCTTGCCAAGGCGATGCGGGAGCGCCTGGCCTTCCACCGAGTCAAGCGGTGGGTCAACCGCAAACCGAAGGAGGCTGTATGACCGTGCTCGAATCCATCCGCGTGCTCGGCATCACGTCCGAAACGCTGTTTGCCCGTGTTGCCGATTCGCTGCGTCACGGATTGCCGGAAGAGGCGCGGGCACAGTTGCGCGTGTTTGACAAGGCGGTCGAGGAGTTGGAGCGGCTGACGAAACAGGGGCAGCAATGAGCCGCTTCACGCCACTTCGCGGGATCGGCCCGGCCTGTCGGGAGGCCGCACGCAAGACACGGCTGGCGCGGGTGTTGTACATCCGGGCGCGGCATTGGGACAAGCTGGCCGAATTGCACCACCAGCGGCTTGACATGGCGCTATACAACGAGGTGAAACGGTTGCAGGCATCGGAGGCCGAATGAACACGCGACAGAAGGCTTGCAGGGTCGTTTGCCCGGCCAAAACGCGGTTTCAGCGGGCGAACTGTCGGCTGGCAGACGGTCAGTGTGCGAACGCTCAGAAGATTCAGCAGGGGCTTGATAGGGTGAGAGACGAACGGAAACGGGGTAAAACGAGCGTTTGACGGGCTGACCCTTATACGGACAAGGGGTAGAGCGGCAAACGGGCAAGAATCGGCACGGGAGGCGGTAAAATGAAAGGACGGGCGGAATGAGTAACAAAGTGAAGGCATGCCTTGAGTTCTGTTTTAACTCGACGAACGCAGAGCGTGCATTTTGCAGGAAGCAAGGCCAGTGTGAGGATGCTAGGCTTAAGCAACAGGAACTTGACGCAATGCGTGGACGGTGTAAGATAAGGCGGGCTGCACGCGAAGGACGCCGCTAAATTATCAGGCTCGGCGGGGAGTGTCAAGAAATGAGAATAGAAAGTTATGAACAGGCAAGCGGGCAAAACCGGACAAGTGTCCGATTAGGGCGAAAAAAGGGCAAAATGACCACCTTGCAAGGTACTTCCGGCGGTTTGGGCAGGGGAAATCCCTTTGGGCGATACCCCGGCAAAACACTGATTCACAAAACCGACATCATCTAGCGACTTGCTAGACATTAAACCAGCAGGAAAGACGCGCCATGAAACTTGAAGGAAAATCACTACTTGTATTCGGCAGCCGCACGCTTGACGATTCGCGGATTGAAGCCGAGGTCGCGAAAATGGTAGAGGGTTCAGACTACCGGTTTATCGTGACGGCGCTTGACCCGTCTGGGGTATGTGAGCGCGTGAAACACTTTGCGAAGGCTTGCAGACTTGGAATCACGCTGATTCAGGTGGGGCTTGACCAAAAGCGTGCGATTGGAATGCACGCAATGAGAAGCATCGCGGCTTTAAAAATGGCGGATCACATGCTTGCGATATGGGACGGAAAAAGCAAGGGCACGGCGGGAGAGATCAAACTTGCGAAAAAGATGGGCGTGCCTATGACCGTGGTTATTCTGGACCCTGTCAAACCTGACAGCGCAGAGCAAAACCGAAAGTTTTCCGAAATGCTGAATGACTTACGGAAAGACGCGCCATGAAACAACCCGTGCCTGACATGCCGAACACCCCGCCGCCGCCTGAAAAGCGAGCCGCAAAGACGGTCTGTTTCCGCGCGACCATCCCGGTAAAGGCGGCGGCGATTGACATTCACGGCGAAACGGGCGCACGGTTGACGCTCGAAATTGCAGACAGCGACCTGCCTGACTTCCTGCCGATTGTGCTTTTGCGCGGCAAGCGGCTAGACGTGAAAATTACCGAGGCTGAATAAATGGGTTACGGCGTGACAAAAGGGAAGCCTGGGCGTCCTTACGCGGGCGGAATGGCGAATTCAGCCGACCGTCACGCCGTCCTTACCGCCGAGAAGTCAAAGGTTGACCGGGTGCCGTGCGAGGATCCAAAACGGCGGGCAAGGTTGGAGACGGATGATGAGGAGTGGTTGCGGTGGTACTGTCATCAGGATTTTTGGCTCCCGTTTGAAACCCCGCATAAGGCGATCATAGCAGCGGCAAGAGACGCAATGACGAACGGAGGTGACGCAATCGTGGCATCGGAGCGCGGTATAGGAAAATCCTCTACGTTATACGGAATGGTCTTAAAGTATGCTCTTTCAGGCGAACAGCCGTTTCCGGTATATCTTCCATACAGCCAAAAAGACCAAGACCAAGGCGTCAGGTTTTGGAAAGAGAGCTTAATAGACAACGAGCGTATAGCAGCAGACTATCCAGAAATATGTGCTCCCTTCGTTCACGCCGGGGACGTTGCCCAGCGGCTAATAATGACAACATGGAGAGATACCGGAGAGCGTACTGGTGCAAGAACTCTAACCGGAATGGGGCGTGCTGTTATCGTTTTTCCCGATGGCAGGGGTTTAATCGGCACGTCAAGCATGGGCGGAAATCCTCGCGGCATACACTATAAGCCAAAAGGAAAGGGGTCAATCAGGCCGACAATGGCTCTGATTGACGATGTGCAAACAGACGAAACCGCAATATCGCCGGACGCTGTAAAAAAGACAGTGGCAAAGATCAACGGTGCAATCAGGGGGTTAAAGCGTGCAGGCGGAGACTTCTCTATCGTGATTGCCGGGACGTGCATTTGTGTCGGTGATGTTATGGATCATTTCTTGAATAGAAGCCGCTGGCACTCAGCCCGAATAGCTTGCGTTGAAAAATGGCCCAACGGTTGGGATGATGAGAGAAGCGAAGTGAGAATGCTATGGGATCAATGGAAAGAAAAGTTTGATTCAGGGCACGGTGAATCGTCTTTCTACCGAGCAAACAAGAAGATAATGACCGCTGGAATGGCTGTATCTTCACCTCGATGGTACAAGCAGAAGTTGGAAAAGAACAACTCAGACAAGCGTAGTAAAACCTCTCCACCTGTTGATTGCTTTCACGGCGTCATGCGCGAATACTTCACGATGGGGCATGAGGCGTTTATGGCAGAGCGGCAGCAACAGCCGGTCGACCCGGTTAACCTTGCGGGGCCGTATCTCATATCGCCGCCGATGATCCTGAAACGCCGTAACGGTTTCACTCCGATGCAGGTGCCGGATTGGTGCGCCATCCGGCTGGCCTCGTCAGACATCAATCCGAGCTACGCGCTTTCAACGGTGCTGCCCGGTTTCGGGATTGACCAGACGGCGGCTATGCTTTGGCACGGGATACACCCGTTGGCGATCCGTTCAGACCTTCCGGCGCCGGAGTTCGCCCGGCAGCTATTCGGACAGCTTACGGCGCACGGGCGGTTTCTCGCTTCGCTCCCTTGCAAGCCGGAAGCCTGGGGGATCGACGCGGGCGGCGCCCAGTTCGACGCGGTGGTCAGGTTCGCTTCCGAGTCTGTGAGCCTGTGCGGTATTCAGGCGTACGCAATGACCGGGCGCGGGTGGAAGGCATACAAACCATACGGCAAGACGGCAATTCCTGCGCAGATACGTGAGCAATGCCATGGGTGCATGGATCAAAAAGAGGGGAGGCGTATCCGGTGGGTGGCGTGGAACAGCGACTACTGGAAAGAGATTGCGCAGCGGGCATGGCTTGGGGAAGTAGGCTCGCCGGGTTCAATCAGCATCCCGACCGGTGATCACCGCGAACTATCGGATCAGATCGTAGCGCAACCGCTGCTAAAAAAGGGCATAGGCTTAAGCGGAGCAATGGAGTGGATTTTCAAGCCTGATAATCTATGTTCCAAGCACGATTTTGGTGACGCGATGGCACAATCTTACGCGCTTGCCGCCTATGTTGGCATAGGCACGGGCGGGCGCGTGTCAAAACCAAAACAAAAGGCGTGCGTGCCGATGCGCAGGCCGTCAATGGGGAGATGAGAAATGGCAAGACCGTATAAGACACGCGACCCGCAGCCAATGCAACGCGACCCTGCGATTGAGAACGCGCCGCCGTTGCCGAATGAAAACCGGCCCGCGGTGCTGGTTCAGGTGCCGACCGTGCCGACCGTGCATTGCGCGAGGTGCGGCGGGGTGAAGTTCAATAACAACAGCGCGACCCGGCCCAGTCTTGCGGCTGACAAGATGACGCGGCGCAAGCAGTGCATGCAGTGCGGACAGTGGCATGTCATGCAGAGCGCACCGACCGAGATTGAGCGGGCGCGGTATTGGGGGAAGTAACCGCAGACCGTCCCGCGCTTGGGTCAAACCGGGCGCGGGATTTATTTTATATTAGCACTTGACATATAAATAATAAGATGATAAATATGCACCCAACAGCGGGCAATGTGTCCGCTAATTGGAGGCAATCATGGCTAACAAACACACGTGCAAGCGGTGCGGTTACGAATGGGAGAGCCGATACGCGCATCCCCCGCGTGCCTGCCCGAAATGCAAAAGCTATCGGTGGGCGCTGCCGGTCAAAGAACGGAGGCCGGTCAAGTGAACGATTCTGTATGTTCAATCTGTGCAAAACCAATGACGTCCAACAAGTATGGATGCCATGCGTCTTGCGGTCGGAAAGCAAATCCCAATCAACACAAAGAGCCAAGCGCGAGAAAACCGGCAACAACTGATCGAATTCGTGTTTGGCGCAAAACAGAAAATGAGGCTGTCAAGTGAATGACATGACAAAACCGGAGCGCATCCAACTGGAGGAACTGGAGACCGTTATCAGCAACGGGATTCAGACATTCGCCGAGGTTGGAAACGCGCTGTTGGCAATCCAAGAAGGGAAGCTGTACAGGGCCGGGTATAAGACGTTTGAGCGCTATTGCCGTGAAAAGTGGGGGTTTGTTCAACAGTCAGCAACTCGGTTTATAAGGGCGGCGGAAGTGATCGACAATCTGAAAAGTGAACCCATGGGTTCACTTCCGCAGTCAGAGAGGGTTGCCCGTCCGCTGACCAAGCTGCCCGCCTCCGAACAGCCCGCCGCATGGCAGGCCGCAACGGACAAGGCGCAGTCAGAGGGGCGCACCGTGCGGGCGCGTGACGTGGAAGAGGCGGTCGAGGAGAAACGCGCAAAAGAGGAGGCGGCAGCACAACCGGCAACAGACGAAAGCAGGGGGCCGTCGAAAGGCGTCCGGCTTGCAAGTGAGGCAATCGCCTGCTTGTCAAGGATTCCAAAGAATGACAGGACACGCGCCGAAGCGTGGAGCATGGTTTCAAACTGGCTTAAAGCCAACAAGTGAGGATCACAAAATGAAAGCACTGATTCAAGAGACGAAGAATTACGGGCGGTTTGACTTCGATGTGGAAAACAGGGACTTTGATCCCGGAAAACATCGTGACCTTTTCAAGAAGTTGCAGGCTCACGGATTCGACCCGGCGCGTCCAATCGTGTGCACACGCGGTAAAAACGGGCGTCTTGTTGTGGTTGACGGGCAGCACCGTTTGAACTTTTGCAGAGACCTGCAAATCCCGGTGTATTTCACAATCACAGAGCACGCAGACCCGCGTGAATTCAACTCGTCAAGCATCGGCTGGAGCATCGCTGATTGGGTCAAGTCGTGGCGGTGCTCTGGAAACGAGCATTACGAAACGCTGGCAAACTTTGTTGAGAAATACAAGTTGCCTGTTACGACATCGGCAAACATGCTCGCCGGAATTGATAACGGAGGCGGTGCTCACACAGTTGACAAGATCAAGAAGGGGACGTTTGAAGTCGTTGACGTTCAGTTTGCCGAAGCAACGGCGCAAGCGATTATCTCAATCGTGGAGCACTTCAAAGAGGCGAAGAGTTTCTTTTTTGTTGCGGCGGTGTCTAAATGCGTGCGGGTGAAAGAGTTCAAGCTGGATCACCTGATACGCAAGATCACTAAGTTTCCGGGACTGTTGAAGCCGTGCGCCCGCATCGATCAGTATCTCGAAGACATCCAGGCGCTCTACAACTACGCCGACAAGAAGGGGCAAATCCCGTTGAAGTTCCTTGCGAATCAGATTAGCAAGACGGCGGCAAAATAACCACCTTCCATCCATCCAACCGACCCCACCTTTAACCGGGTGGGGTTTTTTGCTTTTCCGGTTTTCGTACAATTCTGCGCCACCCCTATTGACGGCGCGCCCGTATTATGAAAACATGACGCCGAAAACAACCGGGCAGTGCGGACGGCCATCCGCATAGTCCAAAGCTGACTGAATGAGACGCGGCTTGTAGGAGCCTACACTTCTACAGCCGCGTCTTTGTTTTGCCCGGTAAACTTTTTGAAGGGGCGCGACAATGGGCTACATGCCGCAAACCATAATCGCCGGTGAAACAATCTGGATTGCCGCCGCGAATACCGCGCAAGACAAGTCAGATATCACGATTGACGGCGCGACCCCGGCAGCCGGTTACACGCTCACTTTCCAGTTTGCCGCACAGCCGACGCCGATACCCGTTGCGGCGGTTGCCAACGGCGCGGGTACGGGCTGGACGATTGAAGTCACCGCCGCGCAGACGCTGGCATGGAAGGCAGGAAGCGTGGCCTATGCCGCATACGCGACGCTCGCAGGCCGGTCATACGCTGTCGAGAGCGGCGCGATCACCGTCAAGCCGTCACCGCTGGCGACATCCTCATGGACGGCGGTCATTGCGGCTTGCGATGCGGCTATCCTGACCTACGCCGGAGACCCGAACGGCAGCCTATCTGTGGACGGAATGTCGGTATCGTATCGCAGCCTGACCGACCTGACAAACCTGCGTGACTACGCCCGCACGATGGAGCAACGAGAAACCGGCAACCGGCCCTTGCGGATTATCAGAGCGAGGTTCACATGACGTTTAACTGGCCTTGGGGAAAGAACCGAGCGCACCGCCCGCAATCATTCGGCGTGCGTGGTTTTCAGGCCGCGCAGACCGACCGCCTGCTCGCCGGTTGGAAGTATGACGGGGGTTTCACGCCGTCTGAAATCTCGTCCTATCTCGACACGATCCGGGGCCGGTCGCGTCAAATGGCGAAGGACTCCCCACACTTCCGGCGCTGGTTGCAGCTTTCGGCAATCAACATCGTCGGGGAAGGTTTCGCGCTGAAATCAACGCCGCATGACGGGGCCCCGGGCGGGAAAGACTACAAGCTAGACGAACAGGCGGCGCGTTTCATTGAGTGGCATTGGTGGCGCTTCTGCAATTACCGCGACCCGTCAACCGGGCTGACATGGTGCGACGCGACCGGGCGCAAGACCGACGCCGAGATTGACCGATTAAACGTCAAGACGCAAAAGCGTGACGGCGAATACTTTATCCACATCATGCGCACATCGGCCAATCCATACGGCGTGGCGTGGCGCGTGTTGCGGCCTGATTGGTGCGATCACACTTACAACAGCACCGGGCTTGCGAATGGTAACATTGTTCACTGCGGCGTTGAAATGACAGAGCATGACCGCCGCCCGGTGGCGTACTACTTTCACACCGTCCCGAAAAACGCCTATGCCTTCAACGGGCGCGGGTTGCCGCTTGTCCGCATACCGGCAACCGAGATTATTCACGGCTTTACGCAAGAGGACGAAGACCAGCCGCGCGGCATCCCAGAAGGTTACGCCGGGCTGATGAAGCTGAAAATGATTGACGAGCTAGACCGGGCGGAGTTGACAGCGGCGCGTGAGGACGCCTGTTCAACGCGGTCTTATGAAGCAGATCGGGCGGCGGACATGGACGCCTTTTCAGACCTGACGCAGCCGGATAACTCCGACGCTGCACAGGCACTTATGGCCGAGAAAGAGCCAGGCCAATCCATGATCCTGCCGCCCGGTTGGCGTGAGAAGGTCAACACCCCGCAGCATCCGAACCGTGAGCACGCGCCGTTTAAGGACGGCATGTTGAAAGACGTGGCATCGGCGTTCGGCGTGGAGTATTCCAACTACACGAACAACTGGAGCGGGGTATCATTCTCCAGCGTGCGCGTCGGGACAATCAGCGAGCGTGACGGGTACATCGTCCAACAGAATGACTTTATCAGCCAATGCAAGACGCCGCAATTTCTCGCATGGTTGCGGTCTTTCCTGTCGCTTTCGGTTTCTGGTCAACTGCCGATTGCCAAGTTTGACAAGTTCGCAGAGCACGAATATCGCGGGCGGCGCTGGATGTGGGTTGACCCGATGAAGGACATGAACGCCGCTGTTATCGCCGTTGATCGCAAGTGGAAAACGAATACCCAAGTCGCGTCCGACATGGGGTCTGATTACGCTGACAATGTGGAAACATGGAAGCGCGAACAGTTGCTTGTTGCGGGTGACAGCAAGGAGAATGTGCCGGTTCTTAATGGAGCGCAGATCACGGCGGCGCTTGAAGTCATGCAGAATTATGCGGCTGGTGACATCGGAAAAGAGTCTGCGGTTGCGCTACTCACTGCGGCAGGCGTGCCAGCCGACGCCGCGCAAAACATGGTATCAAAACAGATCGTAAAGGAGGCAGACGATGAAGACGAAGACGCCACAGCAGACAAGTGAAAAGACCGAGGCACCTGATTTGATGATCCGGGCCGCAACGGTTGACATCCGCGCCGCAGATGGTGACGCGCCTGCACAGGTGCGCATGTCGGTTTCGAGTGAAGAGCCTGTTCTGACGATGGTCTACCTAAATGACAAGTGGCAGCGGGCATACGAGATCCTTGACCACGGCGAAGGCAGTATTGACATGAGCCGTTGCAAGGATGGCCTCGTGATTCTCGACCGGCATTTTGGCGATCAGGTCGGCTTGATGGCAGTTGAATTGAACAATCGTAAGATGGACGGGCCTGTCGAGTTTTGCTCCGGGCAGAGAGCGCAAGACATTTCAAAGGACGCGGCAAAAGGACTCCGGCGCAACGTATCAGTGGGATATCTGGTACGCGCCGGAGCTTATCGCATCGAAGGGGAAAAGGATGGCGTACCGGTGGTACGGGCGCTGTCTTGGACGCCCTACGAAGCGAGCTTTGAGCCGGTGCCTGCGGATACAACGGTCGGCGTAAACCGCGCCGCCAATCACACCAAAACGGCTGTTGAAACAGCCAAGGAGATCAGAATGGAACCCAAAGACATGGCCGCTCTTTTTGAGCGTGCGGCGAAGTTTGGTATCGGCGCGGACAAGGTTTCGGCGCTGGTTGCGGACGGCAAGGGCCGGGCCGAGTTGGACGCGATGATCGTGGACAAGCAGGCGGATGACCTCGCCAGCGAGCGCAAGACCCTTGTGGAGTTCAAGAGCCGCAAGACGGATCGCGCCGAGGCTGGAACCCCGCCCGCCGTTGGCTCGGCTGAAATCGGACTGACCCCGGCGCAGGCGCGGTCGTACAGCATGCTGCGTGCGATCCAAGGCCAGATTCCGAATTCCGGTGTGGACGCCGGTTTCGAGCGTGAGTGCTCGCAGGAAGTCGCCAAGAAGCTCGGTCGTGCGGCTCGCGGTTTCTTCGTCCCTTACGATGTGCAGGTTGCCAAGCGCGATTTGCAGATTGCCGGGGCCGGAACCGGATCGAAGTTCGTCGCCACGAACCTGCTCGCCGGTGACTTTATCACCGCGCTGCGTGCGAACATGGCACTCCCCAAGCTGGGCGTGCGCGTTCTGTCCGGTCTTGTCGGTGACATCGCCATTCCGAAGGGCGCGGCGGTCACGGCAACGTGGGGCATTGAGACGGCTGACGCCGACGAAGTGACTCCCGTTCTTTCGCAGGTCACTGGCACGCCGAAGACGGTCAAGGCCCGGACGAATATCAGCCGCAAGCTGATTATGCAGTCCAGTCTGGACGTGGAAGCGTTTGTCCAGAACGAGCTGGCTGTTGCGCTGGCCGTTGCGATTGACAAGGCCGCGTTCAACGGCGCGGGCACCGCCGAGCCGACTGGACTTCTGACCGGCCCGATCAGCACGGACGTCGCTGTCACCGCTGGCACGCCGACCTACGCCGAGATGTGCAACCTCGTCGCCACGGTGACGGGGAAGAACGTCAATCTGGACATGCTCAAGTTCGCCGTGACGAACGAAGTGTTCTGGAAGTTGGCTGCTACGGCGACCAGCACGAACGGGCCGCTGTTCATTGCCGACATCCTGTCCGGCAAGATCATGGGCCGCGAGACGGTGGTTTCCGAAAACGTGACCGCAAACTACGGCTTCATCGGCGACTGGTCGCAGATGATCCTCGGCATGTGGGGCAATGGCCTCGACATCCTGGTTGACCCCTACAGCGGCAGCAGCAGCGGGCTGGTGAAGGTTGTCAGCTTCATGGACGCCGACATCATGGTTGCGCAGGCCGACGCCTTCGCACACGCCGACATCACTTCGTAGTCGGTGGTTCACAATGACGCCGGTCTGGCCTGAAAAACCAGACCGGCTCACACAGCAAAAAGGAGATGACAAAATGAAGCGATATCTGATTGCGGGCCTGTTGCTCGCTACGTTTGCGCTGACTTCGCACGCCGCGCTTGACGTGTATGACTCCGTGACCGTCAGCACGCTCGGCAACCCGACGCTTGTGCCGGTCGGCACAACGGTCACGAATACCGCCGTGGACGTTGCCAACTGCAAGGGCATCGGGAACCTGATTATCACGGTCGGGGCCGGGGCTACGAACGCGGCTGACTACGTTTGCACCGTCACGCTCAAACACTCGGCGGCAAGCGCGGGAACGTATACGACCGTCACCAATGGCACCGGTACTGCGATGGTTTTCACGACCGCCGCAAGCAACGGAGTCGGGCGCGTCGTATCGAGCAAACTGGAAGCGGAAGTCTTGAAACGCTACCTGCGGCTTGAAGGCGCGGCGGTCGGCCAAGACGGAAGTTTCGGCGGCGTATTCCTCTACAGCAAGTAACAATGGGAAGCACATGTCCGACATCGGCACAACGGCTTTCAATGCGATATACGGCGCAATGCCAGAGGTACGGGCTACCGCAACCTTTGGCCGCACGGTAGTCGCTCGTTGCCTTTGCTCCGGTGTCGGGCAAACCCGCAACCCTACCGAGATAGGGGCGGGCATTGAGTACGATGTTAGTCTGCGGATTGTGGCGACGGATGATCCGGCAACCGGGTCAAAGCTAGGCGACATCGTGAAGGTGACGGCATACGGTCAGTCCGTGGCAACGTCTTATCGGATCACGGGCAAGCGGGCAATCGGCGGCATTATCAATTTCTCACTGGAGTATCAGCATGGCCAGTAGCGCGGGCATAAGTATCGACGTACCGCAGGCCACGATTGCGGCCTTGCGCCGGTCTATGGATCGCGCCGGGACGGAGTTCGGGAAGTCCGTCCGTTCGCAGGTCAAGATTGCGGCGTGGTCAATCGGCAAGACTCTCGGCACGGCGACGCGGGTAGCGGATAGGCACATCCCGCTTGCAAGGGTTAGCCGGAAGGAAGCGAAGCTGCTAAGCATTGAACGGCGCACCGGGCTGCAATCATTCATCGGCACCAAGTATTTCGGCGGCAAGGCAAAACAGATCACCATTTTTGCGAAGGGCATTGCAGCGGCGAAGCGTGACATCCGTGCGCAGAATTATAGATTCGGCCTTGCGAAACTCTCATGGCGTGCATCCATCGGCGGGCTTGGATCACAGGCGGGAATGGGCGTATCGAAAGCGAACGCAAAGACTTTGCAGAAGGCCATGCAGCGGGCGGCGGTGGCGCGGAATCTGAAAGGCGATAACCCGTCAATCATGGTAGGCAGCTATCTCCCTTACACGCAAGATGCTCTTATCGGCGGGCCGTCTGCGATTGCACCGGCGATTGACCGGGCGGCGCGGATGATGATGCACAACATGGACTCGAAAGCGGCGAAGATCGTAAAGGAAATGGCGACCGCATGAACGCACCGAGGATCATAGAGTTGGGGCTTGCGGCGGTGCTATTGAAGCACGGTGAGCTAGGCGCGGGAACGTCCGTCCGTCCGTGGCGTTCGCTGGCGTCGACAAAGACCGATCAAAGCCGCGTCTTGCCGTGTGTGGACATCCGCTGCACGGCGGCGCAACACGACGAGGATCAGGCGACGCAAAGCTGCCTGTGCGATATTACGATCCAGACCAGCGGGCCGGAAGATGCAGACCATGCACAGATTACGGCGATTGAGGACAGCGTTCGGGACACGCTCGAAAGGCTTTACGATCAAACGAAGGCTGGTGCCGGTGACGAATATGCAACCTTTATCGCGTCCGTCGCGGAAGAGTCAGACGGGCTTTTCATCCTGGGCGGCTTCCGGTTTAACGGCGGATCGGCTCCGATGGATGATGACGACTCCAACCTTTTGACAATCTCAATCACTGCCGACTTTGCCAAGTCTGGCGGGTAACAACACAACACAAGGGGGCAGTATGGCAGACCAATACGGAGCGCTGACAGACCATTTCGGTCTTACCGGAACAGGCGGGGCGCTTGAAAACAAGGCGGTACTTGTTGCGTCAAGTTCGACGCCGGTTGCAAAATCGGTGAACCGTGCGCAGGATGCGAACGGCGATAACGCGGCAGAAGCGTTGGCAGGGCAAACGGCGGCTGGAACGCTTGCCGAGGTATCCTGCACTTACGCGCTGTCACAAGCGACGGTCAACCTGAACACGTTGAAACTCGGTGAGATTGCGGCAAACAAAATCGCCGCAACGCTGTCGGCTGTCACGTCCAACAGCGCATGGCCGCAGATCACGGTTACCGGGCTTATCAACGCGATCACGGTTGTCGCACCGACCGGGAAACTCAACACGTTCAGCATTGCCGATTCGATCACGCTGACCAATGCCAAGCGAGCGCAGCTTCTCGACTTCACGGTTGACGCGGATTGCCGGTTGACCGGATCGACGTACGCCGCGTCCATCGAAACAGCAGAGCAGGCAAACGGCGTCGGTGTGATCGTGGCGCACGGTATCAGCGGCGGCGTGGTTACGCAGTCTTGCGAGCTTGTGGCGGTTGCGGACGTTGCGGCATGGACACCCGGCGTGACGTGGAAAGAGACGCAGAAGCCCGGAGCTGACGAAGGCGCGGCGGCTTGGCACACGACCAGCGGCGCGGCTGAGAAGATCCTTGCGCGTGACGCATCGGCGTAAACATGGGGCGTGTGAATGGGTAACGGCGCACAGGATTGCGGGCGGTTAAACGACCTCGCGGCGGAGGCTATTCAAGACCTCCGTTCGCGGGGTTGCACAGTTACCGATTCCGATGTGTGCCGATTGAACGCGCTGGCGTGGCGGATACAATCGCCAGCCGTTCAACGCGAGCTTTCCAAGGGCCGACCGGTGCAATGCGGCAACGTGTGGTTATGGCCTCGCTCTATGTTGGCTTGCGCGTGGTTCGAGGATGTGGGGTGCCGTTGCTGTGACCCGGAGATGGCCCTTGCTTACGCTATGGCGCATAGCCATAGTGAGACGCTGCCAACGGCGACGGATGCGGACGTTAGGTGCTGGAGCCGCACCGTTAGGGCTACGCGGCGTCAGATGCGCGTGGCGATTGGTGAGGTGCTTGCACAGGATCAACAAGACGAACAGCCGCCTGTGGAATCCAAGCCTTGCACGTTGGGGGAGCTATCAAGCGTTCTTGTGGCGATGTGCGGCGGCAAGCCTGACGATTGGGAGCGGCTGGTTTCTCTTGAATACGCACGCGACATGCTGACAACGCACACGGCGCAGCAATCGGCGGGCGGAAAGGGCGGAATCTCGCCAGAGGTTGCACGGGCCGAGCGTGCGTTCGGTTGGGTGATTGTTAAAATCCGCAGACGTGGAAAGGTTGGCAGCAATGGCGGATAGGAAACTCACGCTTGTAGTTGACGCAAAGAACAAGACAAAAGCGGCACTCGCTTCGGTCGGTGACTCACTGGCGAAAATAGGGCAGACCGCGCTGAACGTCGGCAAGATGATCGCGGGCGCATTGACCGGGGCGGCGGTGGCGGTGGCGGCGTTTGCTGGCAAAGCGCTGTCTGCATGGGCTGCGCAAGAAACCGCCTCGCGTGCTATGGCTGGAGCACTAACAGCATACGGAGAATCCGCCGTGAAAGCGTTGCCGGAACTTGAGCGTCTCGCGTCGGCAATTCAAGACGAAACCGGGGCTGCTGATGAATCAACGCTTGCGGGCATGGCAAAAATGCGGATGCTCGGCGTTCAGACTTCCAAGCTTGGCGAGGCCGCAAAAGCCGTTATCGCGTTGAAGGCTGTCGGTATGGAAGAGGCGGCGGCACAGAAGGCCGTGGCGATGGCGATGCAAGGCAATTACACGCTGTTGCAAAGATACGTGCCAGCATTGAGAGACGCCGCAGACGAAACCGAAAAAGCCCGAATCGTCAATCAGCTTTTTGCGGCGGGCTACGAACAGCAGAAAGGGCTACTCAATACTACAGGCGGCGCGTGGGCTGCATTGAAGGGGCGCGTCGGGGATTTATGGGAAGAGGTCGGCAAGGCAATCGCGCAGAATGGAGACCTTGTTGCGGTGCTCACGAAAGCCGGAAACAAGGTCAAAGAACTGACCGCTGACTTTGCGAACTGGGTTTCAAACGGCGGCATGATTGATGCAATCGCAACGGCGCAGCAGTTTGGCGAAAACATGCGCAGCACCTTTACGCTTGCGGGTGTGTACGCAAAAGGGTTTTTTAAGGGCGGGATCACCGAACCGGCAGCACAGGCGTTTCAGTATTTGGGAAGCGTGGCGGTAGCGGCTTGGGATGTGCTGAAAGATTTATTCAGCGGGAAAAGCGTAGAGGCATCGTTTCAGACGTTCAAGTCCTCGCTTGCCGGTGGGTTTGTTGAAGAGTCACAGGCGTTCAAGACGATGTATGCAGAGTTGGACGCCGAACGCGCAAAGCACACCGGCGAGACAGAGAGAATCCAAGCAGACCTCATTGGAAAGCTGAAACAGAATAACGAGAAGCGGGTGTCTGACGCAACATCCGCATTACAGGAAATCACAGAGGCAGAGCAAGCCGCAGCAGATGCACGGATAGCCGCAGAAAAAGAGAAAAACGAAGAACTGAAAAAGTTGTCGGGTGAGCGGGCGCAATTAGAACAGGACTACGCAAAAGCTCTTGACGACGAACAATCAAAGGCATGGGAAAACCGAAAGAAAGAACTCCAAGACGAGCTGGAGCTGAAAGAGGAAATCGCAAAAGCTGCAATCAAAGACGTGATCGCAGAAGCGAAGGCGAAAAAGGGCAGCGACAAAGACGCTGAACGCATGGAAGGCAGAGAGGCACGCAAGGCGGCGCGGCTGGGCGCACGTTTTGACCGAGGGGAGAGCATCGGAAAGGGTGCCGAGGAATGGTTAAAC